ATCCTAAAGCGTCTATTGACTTTGAAACTTTTCAAGAGTTTATAAGTGGAAAAAAGCAAAATCTATTATCAAAAAAATGGATAAAAGACTATATATATTGTTATGAACAACGGTCAGAAATTGAAAATGACTATAAAGGATACCATCTCCATATGGTGCTAAAACGAAATGGTAAAAAAATGTTCGACATAAGAAAGGAGTTCAAATCAACATTAAAATCTATAATGGATGTAGATAATCCACATTGTCTAAACTTCAAGAATATTAAGGATGAGCCCGACCTCATACGCCGTATAAATTATATTACCAATTTCAAAGCCGATAAGGATAAACATAAGAAACAATATAATGACATCAACTTCAGAAGACATTTTAATTTACAGAAACATTATAAAGATAATGATCATTACGACATATATCTAACTAAGCCAATAACGTTAGACATATCTAACTCAGATAGCGATTCGGACTCCTCTTGTTAGAATCGCAAATTCCAATAATTTTTTTTTGCTACCAAAAGCCTTTTAGGTCTCTGCAAGCATCAAACCCCCCAGGGATAGAAGCAAACTGTTTTTATAGAGGTTGACGTTGCTCATTCTTCCTCTCCGCAAAGCCGGAGGCACGGTTTTTGCGGGGTTAATATGTGGTAATTTTATAATATTTACAAGCCAGCTTTAGCTGGCGATGTAAATATGTTATATAAAATTACCACATATTCACTTCTCGCACGCAAAAATCCGTAGCGGAGGGAAAGCAACGTATAAATAAACAGTAATTCTTTGGGGGTAAATTTTTTTTCTGTATATAAAGAAATGCCAGATAAAGGAAGGGGACATATGCGGAAACGCAAAACCTACCGTAAAAAATCATATAAGAAAAAGACTAGATATAGTACATCTAAATTAGTAAAACTTATTAAAGCAGTAAATATTAAACAGGCAGAGACTAAATACAAAACACTTAATTATAATTGGGGTGCTATGACACACGGTAACATATATCATAAAGATTTATGGAGTGATACTATAGGATTATTTCCAGGACAAGGAACCACTGACGGAAGCCGGATAGGTGATCGCATTGTTTGTCAGGGTATTAAACTAAGAGCAATCTTTGATATCCCCTGGGATAGAAAGAACATCAGATTAAAGTGTTTCTATGTGCCTTATAACACAGATCAAGGACAGCCAGAAGTTTATAATAACTTTTTCCATAATATAACAGGTGAGAGCCGTTTAGATCCAGTTCAAAAAAAAAGATATCCAGGTGTCAAATACCTCGGGTCTTATACTATAGAACCTGAACGCGCTTCATATTATACATATGGCGGTGGAACTGGAGTTCCCGATAGTGATGAAATATCATCAAATACAGGTACAATAGCATTTACTAAATGGTTACCTTTCAATAAGAAAATCTACTTTTCAGCAGATGCTACAACTGTTCCTACAAATATAAAAGAAAGAGGCGCTATATTAGTAATACCATACGCCACTTTAAACACAGCAAAAGACGGAGTCGCTCTATCAGGAGATACTATACTGTTATCCGGTAAAATGTCTGCTACTGTATATTTCAAGGATATATAAATCCCTAAATTATTTTTCTAAAACTTTATGCCAAATTTTTTTCTCCGCATAAAGAAAAAAGCATAATGTCAAATATAGACATAGATCAATATGTCGAATCTCTATCTAGAGGATATAATATAGCTCACGATTCAGAGTGTGCATTTCAATTAATGGTTAATGAAGCAAAATATAATGGGTTAAAGAAAGCTTTAACTAATGCCTATGGTAGTTATTATTCTACACTAATCTATGAAGGTAAGTTCGATAAAATATGTCCTGACTTATTGAATCTAAGAAACATTACCACTCAGATAGGAGAGAACAAAACGACTGAGTATATATTCATAACCATTAATCCTAAAGCGTCTATTGACTTTGAAACTTTTCAAGAGTTTATAAGTGGAAAAAAGCAAAATCTATTATCAAAAAAATG